GCGGCGACACTGAGCAGCTTATCGACTTTAAAACCGAGTGCGACGTCAGCCGCGAAGCCAACTAGTTTTGAGGGGTTAACATCGACGTTGTTGAGAAACGGCACCCCACGTATAGTGAAGTTATCAGGTAACGCTACGCCTGGTAGCACAAACCCCATCGTACCAAGTCCCACCATAGGGGCACGTAGCCTACCAGGCACGCTGACAGCAGTCGGACCAGCACCGCTAACGCTAACGTTAGTCCTAGTAGGCTGCAACCCAATACCGAGACCTTCACCCTGGTCGTCGCTAAACGAATACTGCGCCCCACGTATAGCCTCTAGTGTGTTGCTCTTACCGTCGTCGTACTTGTTTTTGTTAAGCACGAAGTTAACGATAGCGTTGTCGCGCAGCAGTGGACTGTTACGCAGAAACTTGTCAGCGTCGGTACGGTGCTGCGGCGGCAACGCGTTCCCTAGTTGACGCAACAGCAGCCGCCCGTCGAGTGCTGCCCCCATCACAGTATTCTGTAGGATGCCAAGCGGGTACAACACGGCACCCAGCCAGTTTGCCTCGTACTGTTGCGTCTGCTGGTTAAGTGCGATAGGCGCGGAGTAGTTACGTGCGCCGTTGGGCCTGCCCATGATGTCACGCACCCAGTCAAGCCCGTCGCCTACACTGCTGCTGGCGGCTGCTTTGTCTTTAGCTGCTTGCGCTGCGGCTGTCACAGCGTCGCCGTATTGACGTGCTGTTTGATTCTCGCGTACGTACTGCCCAAAGATAGCTTGCCGCTGGTCAGCTGTATCGGCAATCAGCGACGACAGACCTGGCTGGTTGATAACGTACGGTACGTAATCCTCCGGTGTTAGGCTGTCAATGTACGCGTTGCTGATGTCGCGTTCGTTCTGTGCGCTGTTAATCGCCGCATTAGCAGCAGGCCGTAACACAGCAGCGGCAATCTGACTGCCAACCATCTCAATAGGTCGGTCAAACTGCTGCCCGCTGCCACGCTCAAAAGAGACGCTCTTCATTAACGTGGGGTTAGCAGGCGGCGGTACTGCTTCGTTGCCTGGTAGCGGGTCGTTAGCTGATGCGGCAATGTCAGCAGGTGGTGCTAGAGTTACATTTGGGGGCTGGTTGCTAACTGTCGCCTCAGGTGGTAATGGGTCTGGTAGCTGCGGGGGTACGACAGGTGCGACAGGCACAGCAGGCGCAATAGGTGCGACAGGTGCAACAGGCGGTAAGCTGTCAGGGGGTGCTGGTGTGGCACCGAAGCGTACTTCGCCCGTAGCTACTTTACGTTTAGTTGATGTGATGAGGTCTGCCATATTTGTCTCGCTGATGTAGTTTGCTGTAGCGCTGCTATAGGTAGTACGCATGTACGCTAACGATCAAGCCCTCTGAGGATGACCTGTAGCGTACGGTAGGTAACGCGTGTACGTTTGTTAGATAGCCGTGTAGCGTGCCCCCTAGCTACCTTAGCGACCCCACTGAGCGCATGTCTGATCAGTTGCCCGCTTGCTAGTCAGTTTGATCGGTAAAGTACAGGTGTACTACGCTAGTGAAGCCTGGTGACGAATGAAACCGCTGCTCAGATTGTTGGCTACCAGGTTATCACAGAAGGCGCAATCGTGAGCAGGCTTCTCGTGGACGGCAGCAGTGGTACGTACTTTGCGGTTGCCCATGTAGTTGTACTTACGACCGCTGTACTTTCCTAGGTTAGTCATGTACTTTTCGAGTGTTGTGTAGCCGTCACTGTTAGCTGGGTCGAGGATAGCTTTTGCGCCGTGCTTGTCTACTTGTTGAATACCGACGTTACCTTGGTTGATACCAGCGACAAGCCACTCTGGTCCTTTGTAAGCTTTGACACCTGACTGCCGTAGACGTAGCGCTAGATACTTATCGACGTACTCCATCTGCTGGAGACGAGTAGCGTTGCGTAGCTGCGAGTTAGTTACCCCCATGTCAGATGCTACTGCTTCACCGAACTGGATTAGTCCAACAAAGCCCATCTGATTGTCAATTGCTGGTGAGAACGTACCGGCTGATTCGTAAGCGATAACGTCAGCTAGCCACTGACCTGGCATACCGTACTTGTTAGCCACCCGGTTAATCGCAGCGGCAAACGGTTTGTCGTTAGCTAGCGTTGTATAGCCGTGATGGTGGTCGGGTGGGATGTTAGCAACGTAATCGCTCGCCCGGTTGCTGGCAAACGAGTTGCTAATTGGCTTAGCGGCAGCCGGTGTTACGGCACGGGCTGGTCCACCTAGTTGCATTAACGGCGAGCCATCTGCCGGAACTTGCACTGCTACCATACTGCTACGAGATTTTGCCGGAGTAGTCGGTATGTTCATTTGAATGCCATTTGAAGTAAACCTCGTTTTTGAATACGCTGTTCCGCTAGGCGGTATGTGTACGGTAACCATTGCTTGTCCTGTTGTTGTACGCGCTGGGGGTCCAGCTGGCGTCTCGAATAGCACGCCGTTAAGTAGGTACTGATTCTTACCTATGGGGGTAGCACCACGTGGGATGTTAGCTTGTGAGTAACCTGCTGTGCGAGGAGCTTTGGAGCTGCCGTTGTTAACTGCTGCTTTCGACAGAATGTGCACAGGGTTAAACACTTCGCCGCCCTCGCGGTATGTCCCCATGTGCAAGTGTTCGTCCATTGGCTTATTAGCGGTGCCGCCACTACTGCCACTGAGTGCAATAACTTCGCCTGCAGATATTTGCTGGCCAACAACTACGTTAGCTGCCGACAAGTGTGCGAAATAGTGAATCAAACCGTCTGCTCCTTTAACGCCAACATTTAACCCGTAGCCTACCGTGGTAATTGGTTCGACGTATTGTATCACGCCGTCAATCGTGGACAACACTTCTGTGCCTGTAGGTACCCCAAAATCAAGTCCGGTATGTTTACGCGTGGCACCACGTGAGTCGCCGTACAATTGACCGGCTGCGCTGGTGCCGTCGGCCATTGAGTTAGCCACAGCAGCAGTAAAAGGCACCACCATCGGCGAACCTGCATAGTTACGTTTCGCCAGTTGCTTGATGGTGCCCTGCTTAAAAGTTCCCGTCATCCCCTGCACAGGTTTAATAACAGCCGACTGCGCTTCGATGTCTGCTTTACGCTGCATGTACGCGTCAATCTTTTGCGTAAACGACTTACGCGATGTTTTCATGTCGGCTTCGTTGAGGAACAGCCCGTAACGGCTAAACTCCTGTAGCTTGTTAGCGAAATTTTTGTCGTCAACTACTTGCTCAGCAATTAACGACTGCTGGATAGCTTCTGCTGAACGCTGCATGAGGTTAACTTGCTCGGCTGTTAGCTGGCCTCCCTGTACTTGCTCGGGTGTGATGCCACTTAGAGTACGCAACATTTCAAGCTGCTTAGCAACAGCAGGATTCTGACTTGACGCGCCTGGTGTCTTTGTGTTGCTGACAAACCAACTGTTAAAGTTAGCACCGACGCGACTAATTTCAGTTTGTTTAGCAGCGCGGGCTACGTCGTACTGTTGTTTGTCTGTAGCGCGGAATTTAATAAAGTCGTCAGCAACACGGACAGCTTCGATAGCGTTTTTATCAGCGCCCTTTTTAGCTGCTGCACGAATAGTTGAACCTGCCCCGCTAGGGTCGAGCACAGCATCGATAGCAAGCCCCCCAACAATAGCATTGTCAGCTTCGATGCCTTCTGTCTCGCTGAGCACGGCATTTTTGCGCATTGTCGTGATGCTGTTGTCAACACGCAAGCGCTCTTCTACGAACTTCAGCTCAGCGTTAAGGTCTGCTGGTTGGTAGCCGCTTACCCCCAACTCAAGTGCTTTTTGTCGTACAGTGTCTTCGTACTCCTGTGGCCCAATTTCGCTGTTGTTAGCTTTAATACGCTGTTGCGCTGCAAACGCAGTAACGTTACGGTACGCGCTAGCAGCGTTGTTCATCTTCTGGTAGTTTTCGTTAGACGTTGACATACCAGCAGTACCAGCTTCAAGTGCCATCGCGACGGACTCAAGGCGCGTTACTTGTGAGAAGCGCTTGTCGGCCATGATGGTTTCCATACCGGCTGTCAGCTCTGCCCACTGCTTCGCAACTTCGCCAGCGTCACGACCCTCACTGGTTTTGATCTTCGCAATAATAACATTTAGTGGGGCCAGTAATTGCCGCTTGTCTACTTCACGCTGCTTAAGAACTACCGTCTCAGCTGCTTTCTGTTCTTCGGTGTAGACTTCTTTGCTGTAATCTTGCGCTGGTTGTGCGTATTTTTGCGTCAGCGTTGTTGTGCTGTCCCCATCTAGCTTAGCAGCGGCTACTTCTTTTGCTACCATATCGAGGTAAGCAGTTGCGCCGTATTCTTTAATCATGCCGTTTTTAATCCACGCGCCAGACAGCTGTTCTAGCTTGCCGACTACCTTGGCTTTGCGGTCGTCGTGGTCAATTTTTTCCTGGGCAGCTAACATCCTAGCAGACTTGTCGGCAGCTTCTTTGCGGCGGTTGTCGTCAATCTGCGCAAGCTGCATGTTGTAATTCAACATGTCGCCGACACCCTTCTGGATGTTTTGCAGCGACACGGCAAAGTTGTTGCTTGATTGCTGCTTCTGCTGGAGAACAGCGTTTTGCGACTGAGCGATAGACTGCGAGTTCTGTTGGAGTATCTGCGCTGTTTGTTGGGTACTTTGCGTAGCTTGCTGTGTTGTCTGCACGTACTGCTGGTTAGCGCGCTCGGCAGCCGCGTACCCCTGGTTAGTAATGTCAAGCGCTGTAACGCTTGCTGGAGTGTCAACGACTACCGGGGCTACGTCAACCTGCTGCTGCTGTGGGAACTGAAAGCCAATCGGTTGAATTTTCATTACGCTACTCCTGTTTGCGATGTGTACTCGCCTGATTTGTTACCGTATTGCGGGGGCATGTAGGCGTTAGGCCCGCTTAGCTTCTTGTACTCTGGCACTTGCTCCTTCTTAAAGAGTGGTGCTACCGCATTGTACGCTGTTAAACCTGTCCCCAAATAATCGAGTAGTGAGGCACCCTTTGCACTGCGCTGCTGCTGCTGTAATGACGCGTTAACACTATTAGCTGTGTCAGCGTTACTTTGTTGCTGTAGCGTGTAGTCGGCACGCTGTGTAGTCTCTAACGAAGTACGGTTGTTGTCAGCCATCCGAGCGTTAATGTCCTGCTGCTGACGATTCATTGAGAGGGCTTGCTGCTGCTGGCCGTCGTTGAACTGTAACGTCTGCGACTGATTAGCTGACTGCTGACGGGCAAGCTGTAGGTTAGCTGCTACGCGTTGCTGGTTAAACTCTGTATCGCCAGCACTAAGCTGTTCCATCATTGTGGTAATGTCGCGTTCGTTAGCACCTTGTAACGCTGCTTCGACTTGTGCACGGTCCATGTCAAGCCCCACACTCAATGTATTAGCCAGCATCCTAACGCGTTCAGCTTCGTCACGTAACACGCTCGATGACGAGCGGTTATCTTGTGACGCTTGCCTGATTAGCATCTGGCGCTCTGTGTCGCTGATTTGTTTTTGTACCTGTTGCTCGCCGCCGGACAGTTCGTCGGCAGTTGACGCCTCCTGTTTTAACGACTGTTGCCGTTGTGTACTAGCGCCTGCTTTGTTGCTTGCTGCCTGCCGGACTAACGCATCGACAGCTTGCAGGCTATCTTGCGACGTTCGTAGTGACTGCTGCTCGATGTTAGTTTGCTGGCGCTGCGTCTCAAATGACGCCAACAAGCCTTGAGCCTGTAAGCCAAATTTCTGTTGTTGGTCGGCCGCTTGTGCGGCGATACGGTTCAGCGAGTACTCGCGTTCAACTTGTTCTTGCTGTACAAAAAGTCGCTGCTTAACTGTTGCCGACGCCTGCATGTTCTGCTGCTGCTGGATTGCTAACTGCTCACGCTGCGAGGATGCTGCTGTGTTCTTCGCAGCAAGACCTGCAACGCCCTGTACTACGCTAACCCCAGCGCTAATTGCCGGTAATGCTGCTACCATGTTAACCTCTCTGGTATGTTTTACTGCGTTGTTGTTCAACATCAAACTCGTAACCGTTCAGTTTAAAAGTCTCAGCGCCTACTGACGACACAAACCAGCGGTAGCTAGCAGAGAAACCCTGCAGCGTGATAGTATGTTGCACGTTACCTATAGCTTCTGTCGATGCACTGTACTGTGAAATGTCTACAAACGGCTGTGTTGTTAACGCCTGGTTGACAGCAGCACGCGACGTTGCGCGGTTGTCTGTCACTACCGCTGTTGTCGCCATGTTGAGCAACCTAACGTCAGACAACCCAGGGAAGTTGTACTTGCTGCCTAGTGCTGCTGTGGGGTCAAACTGCAAGTGCAGACGCTTAAGACGTTTGTAGCGCCCCATAGTAGACGCATTGAATGTCGGCGACGCAGCTATACTGGGGTAAACTACACCACGCAATTTTGTGTTAACTACGTCAGCGAGAACTACGCCGTCCACTGTAGTTGGGGGTAACAGCGTGTACCGCTCTGACGAGACGGGAACTGCAACAGGTACTGCTTGCGGGTACGTGTTGTACGGTGTCTGTGACGTAGCCCCAACAAAAGGTAAGTATCTTACAGGTGCCGCTGCTGGGTTACCCACTAACCACTTAGTCGTCCGCAAATCGGCTATTGTCAGTCGTGGCACTAACGGCGTCATTACAAGAGATTCGTTTGCCCAGCTTGAGACTACCTTAACGATGTTGGTACCTTCAGCGTCGCGTGCACCTGGCATAAACGACATTTCTGTACGGTACACTTTTTGTGGGGTGCTGACAAACGGGATGTTCATCGGTGTTGTTGTAACAGCGTCGTCTGTCCACTTCTTACTGTTAGTGTAAACTGCGATATCAACGTGGTGTAATTGGTTAGCAACTAAGGCGAGTAGCCAACGCTCTGTTGGGCCAGTTACAAACAACACTGTTTTGTTGTAGAGCTTCACAGGTTTACGCATCGCGTAAGGCACGGCACCTGTAAACGTTGCCCACGAGTTCCAAGTCGTGTTGAGCACCAGGTGACGCGAAGTAAACAGTGCGTTGGCAGTTGCTAACCCCACCCATAGCGATGTGGTGTTATCGTCAAATTGCAACCAGTGAAGTTTGTCGTTAACTGCCGACGCCACGTCAGTGTTAAACAGCGGGCGTACTTTCTGGCTACGCTCTAATACTCCGAGGTCGCTGGTGTTCTGTTTGTTAATTAAGTCAAACACGCCGTAACGGTTCATAAACATAACCGACAGTTCGCTGACTACTACACAGTTGTTGTTGAACGCGCCTTGTGATGCAATCAACGCAGAGCGTACAGTCCCGTCAGCAAAAGGCTCGCCACGCACTGCGTACACGTTGTCTGCCGTGAAAACTAACAGTTGCTCTTGCCAGGAGCTGAGAGCCGTTACTGTGTTTTTTGTGTCAGCTGCCACGTTAAACGTAAACGGGTCAGTTGGCGCACCCTTCAGCGAGCCTGTCACCTGGAAAAAGTTATAAAATTCACCAACAACGTTAGCGTCAGCGTTAGCGCTAGCAACTAACTGATCGGTACCGGCAACACACTTTAGTATCAGACGGTTGCGGTACACCGTGCCGAGAGCAGGGAAGTTGCCTGACAAGTAGCTACAAAACTGACCCAGCCCGTAAGCGGCAACGTACCTACCGTCAAGCGTCGGAGTTAGCTGCGTTAAGTCTCCTACCCATACAGCTTGTGCAAGCGCCCCAAAATAACTCTTACCAAGCAAGTCTACAGCTCGTACGTACGCGTCTGCCTGCACGCGTGAGTTGCCTGCCATAAAGTCTAAAGCGCTGACCAGTGGGTTAGTAGCAGTATTGACATACGAGTAGAGTGACAACCCGTTGGCTGTTGAAAAAGCTGCAGCGCTAGCAATGTTACCTGGACCAAGACACTTACCTGAGCCGATACCAATTGGCGTGCTATTGATAAACACACGTAAATCATTTAGCGGTAGCGACGAGTTGCCTCTGAACGGTAGTAACCGCCTGCGATTAATGTGTACAGCAGATAACACGCCAACTGCCTGCGTGGTGCCAAACGTTACAAAGTACGGTGCTATTTGTGGGGTGTAGGCAACGTTATAGTCGTAAACGCCGCCTGCAGTAAAGTTATACTCTAGCGCAGTCTGAGGCTTAGCAGCTAATACGTAAGTGTTATCAGCACACATAGCGCTGTTGCTCGACACTTCAAGCCCCGTGTAAACATCCCCAAATAGTATTTGTGGGTAGTCACTAATCAACTCAGGTGGCACTGCAACGTTTTGGTCTGCTTTCGTTACGTTGGCACGCGTTACACTCTGGTTAAACTCGTCGCCTGTGTAGAACGCTGCTTCAGCCCACCATTGCCACGTAATCGATGCTAACGTCAGCCTGTTGATACCTACCGGTAGTGTCGCCGCATTGTTCAGCGTCACGTTAAAATTTTGAAACTTGGTACCTACCGCGTAGTCTATCTGCGTCGCTGAGTCCCAAACTAATGTAGAGCTAGCGTTGGTGTCCTGCCACCCAAAGTAGTCATTAGCGCTAAACGGTGACGTACAAAACCTGTCTGTTGGAGCTGGGGACGCAATACAGTCATACGTTAGCGTGCGTTCCAAGAAACCTACTTCGACAGGCGGGTGGTTGCCTGTCAGAATTAGCAGTCTATCGTATGGTGCTGACAGCAACACAAAGTTAACATCAGTCAAAGGTTTAAGCCACACATTAGACTTGACTATTGACCTGCCGATACTCGTCGATTCACTATCAGAGGTGTTTAACGTACGTGTAATAAGTATGCCACCGTCTTGTACGATAACAACGTACTCAGTGCCCTCACGTGTTTTCATTACAGTTGACCACGACTTTGCTGCAGTTGTAAAGTCAAGCGTAAACAGTAAGCGTGTGCCGCCCCTACGAACGATAGCACCGTCAGCACTAATGTCACAATTCTGAAATACAGTTGACGCGCTGGCATCTACTGCGCCGTTACTCAGCGAAAGGTCTAGCCCTGAAAAGCTGCTGGTGAAGATACCTTGGTGCTCTTGGTCCTGCGGCATTAGAATCTCCAGTGAGTTGGGGTGTCTGACTCGCGTCGTGTTCGTAAGGTCTGTAGCTCCACCTCAAACTGGCGACTAGCAGCGTTGCCAGCAGCGAGGTCAGAAGTGTGCGTACGGTGAAGTTCGTTCTCAGCATAAAGCATCACGCATCTAAGAAATGGGGCATCTAACGTAACGTTGTCGCTGATTGTTTGCGGTACCGTCGGCATCAGCAGTAAATGAAAACGTAACGCAGCTTTTTGAGTGGCAGACTGTGGCTGGAATAGTAGCGATTGCTGGTCACGGTAACACCACACAGGGAGCGTACCGTAGTCACGCTTGAGTTGGCTGTACTCTACTTGCTGCGCGCGTGTCGTACCGTCGTACACGTTGATGACAGACTGAAACTCAGGTAGTACAGCGATAGTGTCGCCCACCCAGGAAGTTGCAGCTACTTCTGTCTTTAGATGGGGCCAGCGGTACAAACTTGACACAAACGTTAGTGCGCCCTGGAAAGCATTAACAGCTTTTTGTGCAACGTACCCTTCAAAGTCTGCAACTGGCAACTCGTTTACTGTCACGAGTAGCTTATTAACCTGGGAAAGAAACGACGGCATATAAAAACGGGGTAAGCCCCCCAAAATAAACTGGAGGGCATGGACAATTAACCGAGTGTGTGAACCAAAACGCCGTGGTCTTCGCGAAACAGCTTAGCACCGTAAGCCTGACGCGCAGCAATCTGCGTGATGTCTAACTGCGGGATGCGGTCAGCCGTCGGTGCAAGCTCACCTTGCATGACAGCTGCAGCCCACTCCTTAGTGCAGACCAGCGCAGTCTGTACGGCACCGCCGCCAGTGCCCCAGGTAGCCGGTAACGACGTAAAGGCATTCTGCTTCGGCATGTAGATACTACCCGTGAAACCAGGCGAAGGCAGAAGCTCGACAGCGTTGTTGACGCCACGCAAACGCCAGCCTGTCGCGCTGTTGTTGCCGATTAACGTAGAACGCCAGAAGTTAACACCGAACAACGAGCCAATCTTGCCAGTCTCGGTGGGCTTGCCGCTGATGTAGTCGCCACTGGTGGACTGCAAGATGCTCAGCAGCGCTGTTTCTTGCGCAGTGCTAACCAACATAACAATGTCAGATTCGTCAGCGTCAGCGTCAAGTAGCAACTGCCGGGCAGCAAGGATAGCCGCTAGGTTTAGAGGGGCGCCGGTACCGGCAAGCGTACCAGCGTTGGGTGCGCCGGACGTGCAGAAGATACTGCGGCCAGGGATGTTGTACAATGCGGCACGCAAACCGAGAATAGCACCAGACATATCTTTTGCTAGTGCGTAACCCATGCCGCGTACGTATGCAGAACGAAACTCGTAAGAAGCCATTGCTTCGGCAAACCGGTCGATACCGATAGCAGTCGCCTTATCCGAGTCAACCTGAATAACGTATTCGTTATCCACGTCGGTCTGCAAAGTAAACGGGCGGTCAATTTGACGCGTCTCAACTTGTAGCTCGTTTACCTGTGGGATGTGAAATACATCGCCTTTCTTGACGTTGGACTTGAATACTCGGCAAATCTGCTCAGGAACGAGAAGCCGCTGGGCGCGGAACTCCATCATCTCGGGCAGCCAGATTTCCGCAATAAAGCGGGTAATGTTAGTCTGGTTAAATGACTCGCCGTTAAATAGTGCTTGTGGCATGTATGTCTCCTAAAAGTGTCCCGCGTTTGCGGGCAGTCTTAAGTAGTACACGCGTACTTTAACGATCGGTAACAGCGTCGATGGGTGTCAGCTACACGATCAAGAACAGCCGCTAAGGGGTCTACAAGGTGGGTAGCAGGTACGCTAACGTCGCTTAGCTACGTTTGTATGCTCGGTAGCTAGCGTGCCTTACAGGCGATTCTCAGCGGGCTTGATCGGTAGCGTACAACTGTACTAGTCAGTGATACGCCCAGCTAAACGCGCTGCGGCAATTGCTGTAGCGTACTTGTTGTACGTTGCAGGCTCCGACATCATCCAGCGTGTGATGTCAGCACGACTAAACGACTGCGGAGTACCGCTCGATGTATTGCCCTGCTTGCCACCAGTCACGTTACTGGTTGCTCGGCGTGATTGCAAGTGCTGCCAGACAAGCTGTACACCATCTACATTATCGACGGCTGCTTGCGTTGCTTCAGGTAGCGTCTTAACGTAGGCAGCAACTTCAGAAGCGCGACGTGTAAACTCAGCGTCATTTACACCCCAAGCTTTTTGAATGGTAGCCGCTGCTTGCGTTACGCTGTCTTGCTGTTTTGTTTCGCGTAAAGTAGTTAACTCAGCGCGTATCTCATTAAACATGTCAAACGCTTCTTTGACGCCTACCCCCATAGTTTCTTTGAAGTCAGCGTCCAGCTTCACCATACGGTCAGACGTCCAGTCAGGCGCGACGTCGTCAACGGGTGTAGTATCGTCAGCAGGCGCAGCAGTCTCAGCCATTGCATCATGCAACGCAAGCTGGTCTTGCAGGCTAGCAGTTTCTTCAACAGCGTCAGTAGTGTCAACAGTGTCAACAGTGTCTGTCAACATTCCTGGGTTCATACTAACAAGTCCGAGGTCGTTAGTTGGGGCAGTAGTCTCAGTTGCGTTAGATTGGTTGTTCAGCATTAGTTAAAGCTCCTGTCATAATTTGTTGCAGTTGGTCAGTAGGCACGCCGTCGGTAGGTATCTCAGCTGCGTTGAGTAGCTGCTCCCCACCATCAGTGGCAATTGTTTGCATCGCTGCTTGGTCTTCGATTGACATACCGCCCGTAGATGGCATACCCTCTGGCATCTCTGGTGTTTGTGGCATCTCAGGTAGTGCCGGCTGTTCTTCAGCTTTCTTGATAAAACGCAGTGGGTCGTCAACGCGTAGCTGCTTCATCACTTCAAGTAGCATCTGCTCATGGTCAACGCGGGCAGATAGCTCGGGACTGCGACCAGCAATGTCCATAACCTGTAGTAGTTTATCGAGGTTGCGACTAGTCTCAATAACGAAGTTAGCACCTATGGGCAGCAACTCGAGCGGCAAGCTGAACGACTCAGCTGGTACAGGGTAGTACGCTAGCATCTCAGCGTCTGTGTCCATTGCGGTGACAATAATGTCTTCTGCTTGGTACTGCTGGACTAGCTTAAACGCTTTAGCTAACAGCGGTAACGTACTCATCTGTTCAATGTGTGTGTGCACCAGGTTAAGCCGGTTACCACCACTATCACGTACCGCGATAATCTCTTCGGCAGTAACTCGGTCGCCACCGCGTGATTGCGCCCCACCAATAAGTGGACCCGTAGCCATCGCCCTATCGATGTTAGCTTCTTGAGTAGCTGCTTCTTGGTAAGTTACCGTAAACGTTGGGGGACCCATATCTAAGCGAGACATGTTACCGCGCTGCGCTACCTTAAATATCTTACCAGGTTCTACACGAAGGTCGTCGTCGTTCAGAACTCCGTCTTCAACTTTCTCCCACATCCCGTGCATGTGGAGCAGCATGTTATCCAGCCGTAAGTTAGACATCACGTTAGTAACATGCAACGCGCCTAGGTTAGGATGTAACATGCTGATACCATACGGGCTGTGAATATCCGGGAACATACTCATTGATACGTAAGGTGACCCACACCAGTACTGCGAATCAGCCAAACGTATCAACTCGTCACCCAGGAATACCGCGTGCACGTTGCAGTAAACTACGTTGCGGATAACAACGTCACCGTAAAACTCGATAATCTCCTCTGACTTGCCGTTGGCGTTGGTAGCGCTGTCAGCACGGTAGCTTTTAGTCTGCTTACGTGGGTTGTAAGCCGCCTTAGCTTCGTCGCTAACCGTGTAGTACTCATGGTGTACCAACTCCAAAAACTCTGAGCGGCTTAAGCGTAACTTGGCCCAGGTGCTCTCCTCGTCGGTGTCAAGCCATACATCAAATGGCGACATAACTTGGATGTCAAGCTCTTCTGTCGATTCGTTTGTGACTCGTACTGACGAACTACCATCTGGCTGAAACACACGCGACGTATTACGTCTAACTTCACTCTCCCAAGTGACGCGGTATGTACAAGTCCCAAATAAAATAAGCCAACGAAGGTACACTTCGACCTTAGCGGTGATAGCGGCTTCGTCTAACTTGTACTTAACAGCCTTCTGCACCAAGTTAAGGATGTCTCCCAACTCGGGTTGCTTGGCGACGACTTCAAACCACTCATCAGACGGGAACGTAGCACTTTTGAGGTACGCTACTAGTGTCTCGACGACTTCGTAAGTCTTGCCAGTGTTTACGCGGTGCTGCCACGTACTTGAAGTACCCGCAGTTGTTACCGCATCGCCCCGCATAGCAGCTTTATCGAAGTTAGAGTTACGCCACAAGCCGTAGCTTTCATTCCAGCGTGGCTCTTCGTGCAACCTAATTGCTTTAGCGTCGTTTAGTCGCAGTAGAATGTTCTCCGCAAACTCGTCCTCGGTGCAGTTGACGCTACTTTTGTCAATAATTAACGGTGTTGGTTTCATCAGCATCAGTAATACCCTCCGTATGTTGTGTTAACCTTATTACCGGCTGCCGTTACAATGTCCCACGGTGTACGTTTATGTAGCTTACCACCTTCAGTAGGTGGTATCGACTTCTCGGCGAGTACAGCAATAGCGTCAGGTACGTCGTCGCGTGCTGTCAGCTTACCAAAGAAGTCAATTGGATTGACAAAACGCTGGTTCATCTTTAGGTGGGAAGCAATTACAGCTTTACCTTTAGCAAATGTAGTCGCAAGCTGATACTCAATACGTTTGTGCTTATTACCTGTTGGACGGTACTCAAGAACTGAACACTGAATGCTATCGGCTTGCATTGCTTTCAACACTTGGCGTCGCAGTAGCTCTTGGAAGCCAACGTTCTCAACGTAAGCTATCTTGCAGTGCCACTTCTTAGCGAGACGTACAATCTCAGTACATGTACGCTCTGGCGTTAAGTGCCCAACAATAGCATCAGCGACAACGAGATAACCGTACTGTGACCAACCCCCAACAATAATAGCTGTATCATCTGCGCGACTGTTAAGCGAAATAGCTGGGTCAACAGTTATGATGGGGGTAAACACGTCGATAGTCTCGCTGTCACCCAACCGGAACGATACGTTACGTTCAGCAAGTCCTTCAAGCAGCACGCCTTCATTGTACCACTTGACGTTAAGCGTGTTGAGTACCTGAAGCTCTGGGTTAAGTACCTTGTTTAGATACTGGGCGTCAAACACGCCAGGCAGTTCAGCAAGCTCGGCACGTTTACGTTTTTCGACTTCAGCGGTAAAGCCACTAAGAATGTATCCTTCGCTATTGTCAATGTCGTTACGGTAAATGTTACGCTCGAAAACGTCGTATAGTAGATCAACACGTTCACGCTCAAGAAATGTGTAGTAATCCTGTGGGTCGTAGTGCGTACCAGTGACTACCTTTTCGTTACCCACAGAATCGAATACAGTGGTACCGTCTGGTAGTACACCTACCTGGCGAGTGACAACGACGTCGTTAACGATACTCATGATGTCGCCTGCCCAGCGTTTAACTTTCTGAATTTTACCAGGTGAACTGGCATTGTCAAAGTCAACAACGTCGTCCATAACTGACAAGTCTGTATGCTGTCCAGTTTTCTTGGCACCGACTGACGATGTACTGAGTGTAGGTTCTTTGTATTTGTTGGGGCGCAACACCTGGATAGCTTCGTTGTTCCAGACTACTTTGCTGTCGATAGCTTCAGTGCCCATGCGCTTAGCGCGTGACACATTAAAGTCAGGTATCAGCTTACCCTTGATGTGGGGACGTCTATTCCAGAATTTTTCCTGCATCTCGGTGTCTTCAAAGTAGCTACGTACCTCACGCATAAAAGATTCGCTGAGGTCTAGCACGTTACAAGAGTGCATAATGCGGATATCCGGGTTACGCCAAATACGCCACATTACGTACCCCACAACTAAGGTGGACTTACGATGACCGCGTGGCATCTTTAGCATCCGGTTGCTACGTGGGGGACCGTCAGGTACGTAACGATTAATGCGTCGCCAGTGCTCTAACAGCTTACCTGTTAAGCGCCCCGACTGATAGAGCTGGTGCGCTTGCAAATGCAGTACAAAGTCAAAGTGACAGTCATCCCAAGCGTCAATACCACCCTGGAACTTAATCATTTCGATGAACGACCAATAGTCGTACAACGCTTCGACTGCAAGGTCGCAGGATGGTTTGACGCTGTACATTACTTAGCGTCCTCAGTGACTTCAACAAAGGCGTCGATAAACATTTCCCAACGACCATTGAGGTCACCGGCGACACCAGCACCGGTAATAACAAACGACTCAGTAGGGTTGTCAACAATTACACTTAACGCGGCGGCAGCAGCACCGTACTTAACAAGCAGCGGTACGCCGACGAGTGTAAGTACACCGTCAATGTTCTGTGCTGCAACAGTCACATGCCAAGCAACACGAGACACTGACGAGTGGTAAACAACAACGCCAGCAAAACAAACTACTGACGACTGCAATAAACGTAAACGGTAACCTAGTTGTCCTAGGATAAATAGCTCAACAATGCCAGCGCCTGCTGAGTTAGCAGTCAAGCGAATCGTCTCGCGTTTGTGCTTTGACGGGTTGAGACCCATCGTAGCGTCTTCAGCGGCACGGGCACGACCACGAGTTGCAGCGTCGGCTGAACTGAGGTCGCTCTTAGTGAAAATAGGCGGGCGCATTGCCATGATGTATTCCTCGTAGTGTGTACTGCCTCGGTTGGCAGTTAGTAGTTGGGGCGATTAGCACGACGCCCGAAAGACGCAAGCAGACCAGTAGTGCGTACACGCTGGTCGTTACGTCTCGCAGTTGCAGCAGCGGCTTGAGCGCTAGTTAGTTGCTCTTGCTTTGAGGCTGCGTCGGTAGCCTCTTTGTAGCGTGTTGCGTTTAGTGCGTTTTGCTGCTCGACGAGTGCGTTTTGCTGCTGCATCTGATTTGCTACAGATGCGGCTTGCTCTGACTCGGTGAGCTGTTGCTGTTTAGCGGCGTCAAGTTGCTGGTCGCCCTGCATTTTGAGAGCTGCCAGCTGGTCGAGTAACGACTGCTGTACTGCTTGCTGCTGTGGGTCAACGCCGGGGACTAGTAGAGGGGCTGCGGTAGCCATCGGTGTTGTAGCTTTCTTTTTGCCTGTCATGCTGTGTCTCCTGTAGCCGCTGTAGTGTGTATTTTATAGTTACTTCAAGTTCTGCGAGGCGTATCGACATTGTGTTAAGTTTGTCGTACACGGGGTTCGTAAACGATAACACCATTGTGAGTAACGCTAGCGACAAGCCAATAACTTGCAGCGCTAATTGAAATCTATTTGACATATCGTTCCCGCAGTACGTTGCGTATAGTGTGTGTAGCGCCTAGCAGAACCCCAAAATAACTTCTAACGGCGACGTAGCCCTGTTACCTCTTACGTAGCCCTGGGAAGGTACGACGCGCACGTCTTTTATCGGTAGTGAACACTGTCCGGAGCGTCCGAGTGGTAAGCCCAGGCGTCTGTAGTCCTGAGGTCGGCAATGACAGCATTGACGGTGTGGTACTCAGGGGCATCTCGATGATGAACGATGTCTGTCCAGTTTCGATTGAAGGCTGGTCGTTCAGGTAGTTTGCGCCAAACATGTTTGTACTCCTTTTGTTGTGCAAGCGTGAGACATAGCGGGACGTGGCTGCGATGCAGGTTGTCAGCAAGTACCATCAGTGCGACATTAAAGGTAATGTCTGACGGAAAAGCACGTTTGCTAATGTACTGGGCGCGGGCTTTAGTGACGTGGTAGGTTGTCTCAGGCGTCAGCGGCAGCAGTTTGTTTAACAGCTCGTGGTACGGTACGGAACGCTGCGATGTTACTACCCAATCGTACCGTGCAGCGTTGCGTGGCAAATACTCGAAAGACCCCTGGTGGCTATCGTCACGGTGCGGTAGCTTATGTGCGTAGCGCGACGATATGAAACAGGCGTCTTTTGCAGCAGTAAACATAAACGTCGGGTTGTCGGCGTCGCCGTAAACTACGTAGCCGATACCGCTGTGCATTACCCCAAAATAAGGAGCGTAGTCTGTTGCTGTTGTAATGGCGTTGTGCTGAGGTATCGTGTGCGCTGTCTCTACCCAGTCAAAGATGCGGTCAATACGGTAGGGGCAGTCAAACGTTAATCCGGTGTGGTCTCCAGCTGCGAAGCTGCCAGCGCTGGTTGCAGGTAGCTCTGAACAGTATCGCAAGAAATTGTACGCCCAGCGTTTGGATTTGTAGTGTGGGTCCAGTTCACAGATAGCCTGTCGGAAAGGGACTGGAACAGACGCGAGTTCTCCACTTCGGACGGCTCCAACATCGTAACCTGCTTCAAGGAGCAGTTGGTTACGCCGGACGGCTCCGATGCCGTGGTCGGGTTTGCTGCGCCTGTGATGCGTTTTGCGGTGTCGGTCGAGATGCGTGTAAGGGTCTCGTCGCGTTGAGTCAAAGCGTGCTCGGCTTGGTGCTGTAAGTCTACCTGCTGGGATGTGCTGTACGAGCTGACCTTCTTCGTTGAGATAGGTGTAGCAGCTACTTGCTGCTCTGGCGTTAACAGTGGGTTCGTAGGCATCTGTGTTACTCACGTTTGTGTTGTTGCTGCTGACGTGCGGGCGTGTTACGGTGGCAGTGGAAAAGTTCAGTGTTTCTACGGAGGCGCTTGATCGCTAGTGTGCTACCCTCTCTTTCTTACGTGCGTCACCCGCGCACGCAGTCTTCCGGAGCCGAAGGCTCCTAGACTACTAGAGTTAGATTTTATTATACTGCTGGCGGGATCGTGCTGCCTCCGTGTAACTACTGAACTTTTTTAGTGATTACGCTGATCCACCTGGT